CCCTTACAGAACTCCAGCACCTTCTTGCCGTGATCGTCTGTTGCCTCGACAAGAACGTCGCTGTGTGTCCAACCAGACTTCAGGGTGTTGCGAGCGATGTTGGTTGTAGGCCAGAACGAGCACAGCCTGTCGATGAACAGTTCAATTCTTGCGGGCGTCACTGATCCACCTTCTTCCGTGATAGAAGTTGACTGCCCCATAGCAGATAGCGGCGAAAACAAAGCCCCATTGCCCGGTGGTAACGCCATAGGTGAACCAGAGACATTCGTTGACGAACGCGATCCACCAGCCCCACCATTTGTGTCGTCCGATGCTGAACAGTGCGACGACGCCGAGGATACCCAGCACCCATGACCATGCCATTTGGTTACAGTTCGATGCCTTGTTGAATGTGCAGGCGCAGCCGGTCAACGGTTGACAGTGCCGTGTTCAACTGTTTCTTAGTCTTGTCCAGCTCCACAGAGAGCGACGCTGCTGCGTCACGCAGATTGTCACGCTCCTCTAACGCTGCTGCCAGCGCAACACGCAGGCTGTCAACCCGCTCTTGCCATTCTTCTAATTGGATTTCAACTGATTCGTCCATTGCGTAACCTCTTTCGTTGTTGTGGTGTGGTGCCAGCCCAAATGCCGGTACCAATACAGTTATCGACCGCGTATCGCAAGCACTCAGCTTTCACAGTGCAACGGCCGCACACCTCACGCGCTGCCTGCAGTTTCGCAAGGTTCAAGTTCGGGCCACCCTGATCCAAATAGAAAATGTCCGGACCCATACCCTGACAGGCGGCATCCCACTTCCATTCGGTCGTGTTGTTTTTCAGCTCCCAAACAAAATCATGTGCCAAATCCATGTGTTCCTCCAAACACTCCCAGTCGTCAGCAAACTCGTCTATAGGCTCCAATGTCCTAGCCCACCGTTCTGGTACAGGTAGCGGGCGACGGCCAAGTTACAGCGTACATCCAGTAGGGCATCGACAACTTGGTTGCGTGGAACTTTACAAACATTAGATGTGACGGTAACCCAGCTGCCTTGTATTTGCAAGAGTCCGACATCAGGCTTGCCGGTCCATCGAACAACTGACAGCGCCGAGGCGGAGCATCGTGACTCGCGCCATGCCACATACGAAAAGATCTTCGGTGGCAGATCGTAAGCCCGGAACCATGACTCCCAACGCGGGCATCGCTTCGTCTGGTCTCGGGGAATGGATGCCCGTCGAACGTCATCTTTCGGGGTTGATGATGCTGCGACCCTTGTTGGCCCGCTTGCGAGTATCCCTACCAATAGAACGGCAATAAGCCGTGAGATTATCCTCATTGGTTCCTCCAAACCTTAGCAGATAAGGGGCATCGCCCCGCACCAGCCCTCCATGTTCTGATGCGGGGACAACCACGCCATCGTTCTCGTATGGCTGCCCTTGTGTGGTCGTTACGAGATGAGAGCTAACAGCTCCGCGAACTCCTCCAAACTCATCAAAACGATACCGTCACTAGATCCGTCTGGCATGGCGATCATCGCGAAAGGACGTACGTCTCCCAACGACTTCGATGCTTCAGATTGCGAACGAGCCGCATTGAAACGCGTAAAGATCGGACCCACCTGACTGCCCGCTTTGACTTCGACACGGAACATGCCACCCCAATGTTCTTCGTGGCGAGTGCCCGCATTACCTGTAGCAGCAAGACCAAGTTTCTTTCGGGCGCGGCGAGCCTTGCTATCACCTTTAGTTCGGTTGCGTTTGCCGCGAGCAACAGGGTCACCGCATCCTCGGATCCTCCGTTTACCGTCACGATACGGACGTCCCAGAGTTCCGAACTTAGGGCATCCTTCCGTGTTGCATTTGTCTTGGTTGCCTTCACATTCACCCTTCCGTTCGTCCAAGATAGTTCCTTTCAAACGATCTCATTGCCTGCTTTACCGGATGAGTTTCTGGTAACTGTCGCATCAGGTCAGCGTCGCAAGCAAGTTCGGTGTACAAGTTGGTGAACTCCAACATCGTTTCGCCAAGCGTTTCCAAACTGTTCATTTCTGCAACGCCTCAATAGCGGTCGATGCCTCACCCTTGGTCAAGTCATCCAGCTTGGTGATGTCACGCCCAATGAACGCCGACACCGCCTGAATCAGATCATCGTTGAACAGCTCTTTGCCTTTGCCAAGCGCCCGGATCATGCCCAACTGTTTCGTTGACGGCGAACCACCCGGATCCTTGATCTGTGGCTTGCCACCAGCGGGATGATTGTCAATCGATGGTTGCACTTCTTCCCCACCGAACATGTCGATCACTGCTGCGACAGCCTCTGTCGTGGATGCGAACGCTGGTTCTGGTGCGGATGCGAACTCTTTCAAGTCAGCAAACGATGACCGTAGCTTCGGCATGTCCGACTCATGCAGGTCGTCCAGTGACACGCCAGCGTTATCGGCAACCTGCTCGGGATCCAAGCCTGCGTCAGCGCAAGCCTTCTTGAACCTAGCGATGTTGTCTGCCGACACCTTCGGGTTCGCATCACGGACAGGGGCAGGCTTCGATGGTGACGACGGCGCGACATCCTCCCACTCCTGCTTGGTCCACAGTGACAGGCACACACCGAAACGCATCGCAGCGTTACGAATAAAGTCCGACACCAACTCCTTCAACAAGTCTGGTTTGTTGTGCATGACCGAGCCGATACCGAGGCGGCGCACACCACACAACGTCAACCAGCCAGCCATGTGTGCCATGCCGTTCTCCACCCGATACGCGGGCAAACCATCTTCGGTGTAGCCGCATGGCTCCCATGTCCACTCTGGGTCAATCTCGATCAGCATCTTTGTGACATCTGCGTGGCCCACAAAGTCCAGTTGGATGCCACCCTTTGGCAGCTTGCCAACGATTGACTTGTCCGGGACACCGTACTTTTGGATTACTTCTGACAGTTCCATTACTTCGCCTCCTTAGCGATGATCCGCATAGTGCGGAAGGTTGTTTCTTTCTTAAACTTGGCAGCCAAAGCGGGATGCTCGGCTTCAAACCGTTTCGTGTCGAACGAGGTTCGCTTACTGTTCTTCCAAGACACTACGGTGGTTCCGTCAATGGAACCGTATTCGCAGTCCTGCAACATCATGGCAAGCTCACCTTTGATCTGGTCCTCGATTGCTTCCGCCTGCCGTTTCTGTTCCCGAGCCAGAGACAGCCGCTCCAGAGAGTCCATGACGCTGTGATCCAACACAACGGTGTTCTCGTAACCCTCGGGGTACATGGCGATGGCATTGTCATAAGTGGGGTCAGCTCCTTCAGGCATCATCCCAACATCTATGAATCCGAGGAACTCTCTTACCTTGTCAATATGACATTGACGTTCATCGGAGGTAACGGTCTGTGTGTGGAAATGCAGTTGGAGGTCCGAGTCAAAAACGATCCAGTGAATAGCATCGACATCACAACAGATCGCCTGCTGTACGCCCTGCCAATACCAATAGCGGGGCAGTTGGCCTTGCCATCTCTTGTTGTAGGTCTTGAGTTCGTAGATCTTCGATCCGTCTGACCCGTCAATCGTTGACAGCAAACGCACACCATCTTCCTCGTAGCAATACAACTCAGATGGTTCCGCAATGTCCACCCCGAGGATCTCGGACGCCCACTTCAGCAGCGGTCCTTCAAGGATGGTGCCGCGACGCATCGCATCGTTCTGTTCCTTGGGTTCCGGTGGGTTTGGGGCAAGCAGCTCGACTGCTAGATCAGCCATGCTGGTGTACTTGTGCTCACCATGCACTGCTGCCGCAACCGAAGCGGTGATGCGCTTCTGGCCTTTCTCGTTTTCCCATCTGACGTTCAACCATTCTTGGCTGCCGTGCGTGGGCTTAGGGATTGTGTAGTGGTTCCGCATTGATGTCTCCTTTCGACGCGGTAATTGAACACTATCGGTGTAACAGGGTTACTTCAAGTCACCTTCTTCAAACGATGGTTGCACTAGGACTATTGTTCTTTTAACCATGCCAACCGGGATATGCACAGGCATACCAACGGTTTCCATGTCTTCAACCTCGTCCGGGAAATAGCTGTTCACCAAAGTGACGTAGCCTTCCAAACATTCGGGCCACAACCAGCCGACAGTGCAAACCATCGCGGGTTTAGTTTCGTACTCTTTGATGTCAGTCCAGCCGTTAGGCCCGTCGAACGCGTCCTTCCACAAGACCGCGACAAGGGACCAAGGGCAGGCGCTCATACCAACCAAACATTGTATTCCGCTGTCACCCGGCCCTTTACAGGGTCCACAAAATGCAGGCGCTGGGACGGGGTGGATGTGGCTGCGATGAACTCGCGGGCGTACTCGTTGTGCGACTCGGGGGATCCAGTCACAAACACGCGTCCACCGTTCGCCATCGTCAACGCCATCGGCGTGTGGAAGTGACCCATGTACACGTCCAAGAACTGTTCGACTACACCGGTGGACCACGCGTTAGCTTTCCGCAGGATACCGAACGCTGGGGTGTTGCCACCGAACGACTTGATCTCGTCACCGTGAACCAGCAAAGCCTTGTAGTTGCCGATGGTAACGATCTGATACCAGTCATCCGACTGTTGCCATGTCACGTTCTTGAGATGTTTGGTGCGATCCTCGGTGATGCGGTACGCCATGCGGTCAATGTTGTCGCCGTATGGCATGTCACCTTTACGTCCGATGCGACCGTGGTTGCCGAACTCGCACACCACCTGCACCTTCTCGAAGAACTGTGAGAACGAGGCGACCATTGATTCCATGACGCGCACAGTTTCAAACAGCTGTTCGAACAGGTGGGCTTCCACTTCGTACGCTTGCCCCGGGAAGATGCCGATGCCTTCAACCATGTCGCCACCAAACATCAACGTCGCCTGCTTTACCGGGTGGTGTGCCCGCTGGATTGTCGTGAGTTCCATCACCTTCTCGGTGAACAGATC